TCCAAGCACTCGGCGTAACGCCAATACCTACGTTGCCGGAGGTGTCGATGTATGCCCTAGTCGTGTTGTTTGTCATCAACTGCAATGGGTGATTAGAAATTGACCCCATGTTGATAACTGTTCCACCACCGTAATTCATTGACCCAATAGCAGTGCCATTGGATGTATTTATTCTCCCCGCGACCGTTAGTTTTGTACTTGCATCATAGTGTGATGATGTACCAATCCCCACGCTTCCGGAGGAATCGATACGGACTTTTTCGCCAGCATTAACCGTAAACTGCATACTATTGTCGGTGTGGTCATACTTAACCATACCAACATCACCGTCAGCAGAATCACCAAGAAGCAGCGCAGAGTATCCATCAGTAGGCGCAACAGCCTGTATGATTGCCGTAGAACCAGCAGAATTTGTAATAACGTCTAATCCGCCATTACCAGATGCTTTATAAACGGTAAGTTCTCTGTCTGGCGAACTCGTCCCAATACCCACATTCCCCGCAAAATAGTTCTGTGCCGTCCCGCTGGCGTAGATGTTCCATTTGTTAGCACCGCTGGAGACTAAAGAGGTGATGCCGTAGTTGTTTGTTCCTTGAGTTTGGTCTTCAATCCTAACCCCGTACAAATTAGTGATAGTAGAACCAGCACCCTTTGTTGCATTTCCAGCGTAAAAACTAATAACGTCTGTAATCGTGAATGCTGCTGCTTCTGTTTTGGGAACAGCTTGAAAAGCAACAAAGTCAGTCGTGGCTGCGGAAGAAGCAGTAACATCTGACCTAAAACCTCGTTGGCTTGCGCCAGTCAAAGCTGTGGATGACGCATAAACGGCTCGACTTGCATTCGCAGCGCCACCAACCCCAATATACCCATTCACCGTTACGGTGTCTGTAGAGGCATCTCCGAGGGTGGTATTTCCGGTTACAGTCAAAGAAGTAAAGTTACCGTTTGCACCCCCTTCTACTCGCTGCCAAGAAGAACCATTAAATATTGCCCAATCACCAACATCCCAATTAGTAATCCCATTAAGATTTGTAGATCCGGCAACAGAAACAATGTAGAAGTTACCACTTGTTCCAACGCTAGAAGTTAATGTAGGAGAATTGGTAGAAGCGTTCCATAAACCTTTGTAAATTGTCGCGCCACTTAAAGCGTCAATCTGCGACTGAAGGCTATCTAAAGCATCTAAAACAGATTGAGAAGTTCCTCCGCCATTGGTAATGACTTTGATCTTTTCAGCAAGATCTGGAGCAACAACTTCTCCTACATTGATTTCTTTGCCTGTGTCTAAACAAATTACTAGGCTTCCATCGAAGTCAATATAAGCACTAGATACAGAAACGCCATCTTTACCATCTATGCCTTTTTGACCTGGCCTACCATCTTTCCCATCTTTGCCTGCTTTCCCGTCTTTTCCTGATTTTCCGTCTTTGCCATCACGACCATCGCGACCATTAATTCCGTCTTTACCATCTTTGATGTTAAGAATACGTTTTTCTAATTCAGACCCAATTCCATCGTATTTTTCTACAATGTCTTGTTCTATTTTTTTAAGCGCCTGAACAATAAGCTGCACGTTTTCAGCAACTTTCTTACGTTGCATCTCACGCACCTCGGAAACAGAATTATTTACTGCGCCAAATACGTTATCAGCAACACTGTCTATAGAGTTGCTATCAAAGATTTTATCTATTTCCATTTAAAGCCCCTGAAAGTTGCTTAATAAATTCGTCTTCCATTTCAATTACACTGTCTTTTGCTTTCGACATTTGTAATTCTACGATTTTAGACTTATTCTTGATATCAGCCTCTTTTAACATCAACTCTGCTACTTTTACCCTCTTGTCAAATTCCTTTGACGCAAGATCATCAGAGGTAGGAAGGTTTTTAGTAACAGCAGCCATAGTCTTAGCCTCAATCTCTTTAGGCATGAGTTGAGCTTCAATGGCAAGTTTAGTGGCTTCTGCGCGATTCTGTTCTGCTTGAGTTGTATCGACTGCAATCTGAGCTTGAGCCGCCTGAAGTGCAAGCTGTTCTTTCGCCATCTGAAGTTGCTGCATCTCAGGATTGGGTTGAGCCATTTGTTCAAGCATCTGAATAAGCTCGTACCTGTTAGAAAGACTAGAGTTTCCAATAATCCCTTTAAGGATGATCGGAAGAACAGGTGTGTTAGGCCCAAGAGTCTGTAAAAGAGCAATGAATTGTTGTTGTTCGTACTCTCTTGCGATAATCCCAAGAGTCGCTGTAGGAATAAACTTCATGTCTACAGACGGATACCGTTCAGGGTCAAACTGCATGTATCTATATGCGGCTTTTTTGATAAACGGAATCAAGAAGTCTTCTTGGAAGTTTACAAGAGTACGCTTGTATTTCTTGATGATAGTCGCAACTGCTAAAGAGATATTCCCATCCCTAGACGCTTGAGTAACCATGCCTTGAGAGTCTAATGTACCAGTTGCTTGTAAAAGCATCCTCTCAAAGTCTTTAGCGGTATTAAGACTGTTTGGGTCGGTGTTACCAAACTTAAACGGATAAAGAATTTCGTTAGGAGCGCCGTTAGTAAGGATTGCTTTACCAGGCTTAACCTCAAACTTCATCCCACGCGGTAGCCTTGTTGCATCCATAGCAATCATCGGAGACGTAGTTAAAGCCAACGAATCAAGATGACTCCTAACTTGAGCATCAATAGCTTTTTGCATATTATATGCCTTCTCAATCGTTCCTCTACCGAGCAAACGATTAGGCACAGTATCGTCCTGATACGCTATAACAGGCCGGTCTTTCATCATGTATGGAGATTCTTCAGCCTTCAGAAGAATTCCATCATTCGCAATAACAACAATCGCTTCTACAAGATTCTCGTATTCGTCTTGAATAGAGTCTTCAGGGAATAAATCTACTTCTTCTTCGTTGTTCGTTAAAAGCTCTTTAGGGACTAATCCGTAGTAGGTTAATAATTTAACCTTGTCATCTCGATATTGGACTAATTCTTGAGTAGGCTCTAATCGAGTGTCTTCAGGCGCAGAACCAATGTCTACTTTTTTGTAGAAACCTTCTTCCTGACCTTTGACTACTTTATGAATAGATACATACTTCTCAATCGCAACACCTAAACAGTCATCAATAGACGTACCATTAGGGTCAAACAAGAAGTTTTTAGGGTTTACTGGTACTATACGGACAGAAACGCGGTCTTTTTCTACAACACCGATAGCCGCTTGTTGTTGTCCAGGTATAGGTTGGGTAGAAGGTTCAAAGATTTTGTCTGTGGTGACAATAATCTCACCAATACCCGTACCGTAAATCTCCGCCATTAACTCAATCTGGTCGATAGATTTGCGGATTTTGTCTAGTTTAAAGTCCTCCATGAGTTGAGACTTAATCATCTCAACGTCAATCGGGTTGTTGTTTATGTCTTTAATGTCATCTTTGATATCAAAGTACTCACCTTGACCAAAGATTGCTTCCATAATCTCAGCATGACGGGTTTCAACTGCTTGTTGGGCAGCAGGAGTGACTAATCGACTCCTCTCAGACTCCCTAGTTCTATCTTCTACAGTCCATTCACCACGGAAAATACGTTCGTATTCTTCCCAAAGCGTTAAATAATTAGAATTTCGATAGTCTCGCCATTTATCACAATGATTTACTACAAACGCAACTAACTCTTGATCTTCGTTAGAAGGTTCTTCAAAATTTTCCATAATTAGACACCCGAAATAACATCAATAGGTTGCCACTCGTCAGAAGGTTCGTCTTCAAAGTAAGAAGTAACAGCTAATTGATCCATATAAGATAAGGCATCAGGTAAATCGTCGTGTACACCCTTTGATGGAAACATTAAAAGCTGGTCTATAAACTCGTCAAAGTCTTCTTCTTCGTTTAAAATTATCTTCCCGTGTTCAAATCGCCCTTGTAACGCCCAAATAACCCTATCAGTCTTCTTCTTATTCCCATGCGTCAAATCTTCAATGTGACAATACACATTATATTTACGCATTAAATCACTCAAATACGGCAAAACCGCGTTCTTTAACGCACCTCTTTCAATTCCTACATTTATAGGCTTATAGTCTCTCACACACTTGAGAATGTTAAAAGCCGTTTCTTTAATATCCCAACGGCCATGTTCTATTTTCTTAACAAACCATATCCCGTCTTCAGTTACTTTAACGACACAAATAGCAGTTTCGTCTAATTTCTTACCACTACCGCTAGACTTGGCTACATCCTCAAACCCAGCTAAGTCACAAGTAATGTAATAGCTACCAAAGTCAGGCTCTTTACCGTACTTTATCCAGTTCTCTTTGAAAATATCACTTCCTGCGTTGTCAAACGAAGCCATATACTCCTGTTTGAACGCAAACGAACTCAGAGTCTTTTTGGCAGCTTCGATTTCTTCAGGGTCTATTAAAGGATTATCTTTAGTAGTGAAGTGCCAAGACTTCCACTCATCATCGTCTTTTTGACCCAAATTAAACAAATCGTAAAACCAATTCCTACCCTTAGGAGTACCGATAAATATCGCCCTACCCCGTTTGTCAGATAAAGACGCCCTAATAACCTGCTCCCAAGCCTCAGGTTTGATATCCGCTACCTCGTCTAATACAGCGTACGTTAAAGATACTCCTCGTAAGGTATCAGGTCTGTCCGCACCCCTAACGTAAATCATAGCCCCGTTTATTAAAGTAATATCCATATTGTTAATATGGCTACTTTGAATAACCTCTCGACCGATCTCCATTAAAACATTCCAGATAATCTGCCTGGCCTGTCCGTTAGTAGGAGCTACATATAAAACCGCACTACCAGAAGGACATCTCAATCCTTCAATTAATAAAGTAGTCGCAGCTAAACGAGACTTACCACACCTCCTGCCTGCGGCTATTACTTTAAATCGAGTCTTGTCCTGAAAGACTTCTCTTTGCCACGGCAGAAGGCTAAAGTTTAAATCAGCCATTATATTGTGCAGCCATAATGATATTTTCTTTTGGCAACTAAATATGCTTCCATTGCATCTTCTGCCTTTTCAAATACCCCTAGATGTATTTCTTTACCATCAACAACAATTCTTGATCTATAAGACTTCAGACCTTTACCTTTGTTTACAACGCTAACACCCAAAATACCCAATTTATTTGAAACCTTTGCTTTTTTTATATTTTGAACATTATTTTTTTGAGACAATTCTCTTAAATTATTGATGGCGTTATTTGTTTTAACCCCATCAATATGATCTATATTTTTTGATGGAACAACACCATAAACATAAAGCCAAGCAAGCCTATGAGCCAAATAAATCTTGTTTCTAATGCTAATTTGCAAATATCCAGCCGGAGTTAAAACACCCGTAATATCTCCAGCCCTATATTTCAATTTAGGATGCGTTTTTAACCTACTAAAAACTCCAGTTTTTTCATCGTAATTTACTTCTTGCTTCAAAACATCAACAGATGGATATTGCATAATATTTTTCCAGATTACTATTTTTTCATAGTATACTGGGCATCTTCAATATCAGCAATGGGTTTTTCAGCCTCTACACCAACGTCACCAATCCCAGTGATTCTGATCGTCACCGCACTCCTCTGACCCTTCTCCTTCTCAAACAAACTCACAGGCAATAACCTGTCCAT